CTGTTGATCCTTTATTAGGTAATGCTGCATAAGTTGATCTATCTATTTTTGTTATAGATACATCTGTAGTGGCAGATCCTGGATTTACAGTTGTTCCACTATTAGAAATAAAAGCTTCTAAAACATCACTTGCACCAGCAACCGTTGAATATTGAGATTGACTAGCTACAAGAGCTACTGCATTTAATTGAATTTTCCAAAGATGAACACCACGGTTACCCCATTCAGAGAATAAAACATTAAGAGATCTTCTTGCTTTTTTTAAATCATAACCAGAGTTAGTTTGAATTCCGCATCTCTCGTATGCTTCTTCAACTATTTCATCGATTGATAAATCGAATGTTGCTGTTCCGCTGGTTGCCATTTATTCATGCCCTACTTCTTTTTAAGTTCTCTTACTATTCTTTTTTTTTCAGATTTAAGATTTCTTTTACCTCTTTTAGAGTATGCTTTTTCAGCATCAACTCTTCCAAGTTCTTCAAGTCTGTTCATTCTTCTAGTATTAGTTCGGCCACCTTTTTTCATGTAGCCCATTTTATTTCTAACACTCGTAGGAAGTTTTGATAAACCAGGATTTTTACTTTTGTCTACTGGTTTTAAACCACCAGCTTTCATTTTTTGCATTGGTCTTGGTTTATATGGAAAACCTGGATTAGTAGGATTAATAGGTCTATTAGGTCTTGTGCCAGTTATTCTTTTAGCAGGACTAGCCATACGACCTTTCATAGCTTTTTTCTTTTTTTTAGATCTTTCGCCAACACCGTACCCTCTTGAGTACATCATGTCACCGGATCTGCCGCCCATGCCGCCACCCATCATTTTTTTTACTTTGCCACCTTTAGCCATTTTTCCCATAGCCATTCTTTTATGCATTGGTATTTTTGAATTGTCCATTTTTCCTCCTAAAATATTCCTTTGAATCCAGTTCCTCTAAATGCTGCACCTGAGCCAGGGATTCTTTTCTCGCCACCAAATGCAATACCACCTTCAGCTTTTTTGACTGCTCTAGCTGCAGGTGTCATGTATCTTCTTTTTCTTCTTTTATCTTCTTTTTTTCCTCTACCACCAGGTCTACCCGGACTTCTCTTATCTTTATTTGGATCTTTACTTTTTTGTGCTGCACCAGCTCTTCCTAATTTTTGAAGAGCAGCAGCTACTCCTGGATTCTCCATTGAACCTCCTTTTGCTTTTTTGTTAACTTTAGCATCATCTCTTGCTCTTTGTTTTTTTATATTTTTTTTATGTTTATATCTTCTGTATTGAGTAAGAGGACTCAAACCGACACCGTAACCAGTTCTAGGAGTTTCTTTTCTCATTCTGTCTTTTACTTCATCTTTAACAGTATACTTTGGTTCTGTTGACCCACCTTTTTTCATACCAAGAATTGATTTAATACCCATTAATTTTTTTCTTCTTTTTAAAAATTCGTCAGTAGAACTTTCCTTTTTAGCTTTTCCACCTTTTTTCATACCAGGAAGTTTTGGCTGTGTTCTAATTGGTTTGTTACCTTTTCTTTTACGTCTTTCTTCACGTTCTTTTTTAATTCTTTCAATAATAGGTTTGATACTTTCACCTATTGGTTTTAATCCGTTAGCCATAATATTCTCCTTTTATAAAGGGCCCTTTTGACGTTATAACTTATGTTATCTCGTCCTTACTTTATACCTTTTCTTTCGTTTCTTGTCTACTCTCTTGCGCATTGCTCTTGAGGGTCTACCCCCTCTTAAATTACCAGTTATCTGTTGAGGTATCTGTGCTCTACTTATTGGCATTAAACTAACACATCCTTTGCTTTACCTATTATTGGCTTATATTTAGTTCTACCTTCTTGTTTGAAAGCATGCATATACTGTTTTCTTGGTTGATCAGTAGTAAAGCTACAATGAACCCACCCTGAATTTTTTTCACCAGGAGTGTAGAACTCGAGGATTAATTGATCGTAATCTAAATGACTATGAATCCAATCACTTAATTCAGCATTATCAACTCCTGGACATTCGAAATCGCAAGCCTCGGCCCGTGAATGCTGCGAATTTGGTGAACTGCCGATGGCTTGACAAAGCTCAACTGTACGAAAACAGCTTGTCACCCGTACTCTACCAAAATGGTCTCGTACCGGTTGAAGTATTTCTTCGCACAAAACTTTTAATTTTTCTACTTGATCAGCATTTGGATTATTATCAATTCCCTTCCTGATTGCAGTGTCTGATTTAGTCAGTTCTTGAAGGGTAAAATTACGTGTCAGATTCATTTTTATTCTCCTCTATTTGGTAAAACATTTTGTCAGTATCTTCAGTGGTCCATCCTTTATCTTCAACAGACCAGTGAGTAGTTTGGACTTTATAGTCAGGCCAATCGTTAGAAACAGTGTAATTAGCAACATGCCACAAAAGACGATTATTAGGCTGAGCTGCATAATTACCGTTATCAAGCTCCAATATATGGTGACACTTATGTTCATCAGGAATTTCAGAATGTTCAGTATCAATTTCATTAACTTCTGGAGAGGCCCAGTCAATTGTAAATAAGTAAGATCCATGGTAAAATTTTTTATTCTTTCCAAGATATTTACCTTTTGCTCCACCTAAAAAATCAAATTCAGTGCAACTAGGATAATAACTAAAGCAATTCCACAATTCCAACTCGTCGACTGACATATCTGGCACTTTGGTTCTGTCAAACTCTTTTTGAAAAAACGCTGAAATAGGCAAACGCCAGTAACACGCACCATTTGGTAACATGCAGTGAAATAGGAGGGAACGTCCTGTAATCGCTGCCATGCCAAAGATAATACAGTCAAGACTTTCTGTTTTATGTTTTGGATCGAGATCATATAAATATTCCTTTCTTACTTTTGCGTATATAGTTGGTATATTAATGTTTAAGTATGCCATTAGTCAAGTATTCTTATGATTCTTTTTCTATCCTGATAAACCTCTGTTTCTGCTTCTACTTTTTTACATTTGAAAACTACTCGCTCTGGATTTACTTCTTGTTTAGCTATGCGCTTTGAGTAAAGGCACGCTTTTAAAGAATCTTTATAAAC